ATCGACAGTACTGTCGATGCTGTCGGCCTTTTTATCCCCTTTGCCGCTGGCGTCGGCGCCGCGATAGCGCCCGTAAAGCGAAGCGGTCGCCATCGCGCTGACGGCACGCAGATACAGGAATATCCGCACGCTTTCGCCGTCGAGCACATCCGCCGGCACGTCAGCAAGACGCTTATAGCCGGCGGCCTGCTGCGTGCGGCGGTATTCCGTCAGCTCGGCGTTGGTTTCAGCGATGCCGGCACAGATGGCCTCGCGTACGCGCGCCGGCGAAAAGGTCTGTTCAAGGCGCATCAGCTCGCGGACCCGCTTCGGCTCCACGTCGGGAAAAAACGGGGTGTTCTTAATCACCGGCTCATCACCGGGCGGCGTGAGGTCTGCCGGCCCGCCAGGCTGCTCCTGGCCGCTGATAATCCGCATCATTACTTTCTCCTGTCAGGGTGGGCGGTGGACGCCGGTCGCAGACCGGGTTAAACCCACATTGACCGGCGTGCCGCCCTGGCGTGTGGCGCATTCTGTTAAACGGCGTTTTTCCTCGGGTGACCGCGTTTTGCGGGCGTCGCGGATGGCGTTGTCTTTTTACGGGGCGCGGCGGGCTTTGCCGCCGGCCTGGCGGGTTTCGGTTGCAGCTCCCGGTCGAGGCGCTCAATCTCTTTTTTCACGCCCGCCTGTGCGTCGAGCTGCATCGCGCGGCGCAGGTGCTCCAGCGCGGCGGCAGGCTCTCCGGCGTCGCGCAGCACAAGACCGGTGACTTTATGCAGCTTCGCGCGTACCTGGTCGGGCATGTCTGCGGCCTGCGTGAGCGTCAGCGTATCGGTCAGAAGCGCAGTGCTGACCGCCTCGCCGGCGGCATGGGCGCGCATCGCGGCGAGCGCCACCTCCTCGGTAAAGAGGTATGCGGGCGCGCGGCGGTGCTGTCCGGGCATGGTCAGGCCGTAGCGCAGGGCATAGCGGGCGATATCGAGCGCGCCGGCAATGTCGCCGGCATCGAGACGCCAGAGCATGACCGTCATCAGAATGTCGTCCTGCGCGCCTTTGCCCTGCTCAAGTACGCCGGTGATCCACGGCTGATAGAACGGCAGCAGCTCGCGCTTTTTCTCCGCCTTACGCTCGGTGGAATGGATTTGTTTAAGGGTGCGTTGGTCGGCGGACAGCTTAACCAGCATCTGCTCGTAAGCAGTGGCATGGCGCAGCGGGTTATCCTGCCGCTGCGCGGTTTCACTGGCCGAGACCCGCATCATGTGACGCTGTGCGGGGCTCGTCATGACTTAGCCTTCCTGCGCCGGGGTGGCGGCTGCCTGCGCGTCCGGCGCTACCGTGGTGAAGGTGCCAACCTTGATATGCTCTACCAGGCAGCCGGCAGCGTAGTCTTCCACCACGTAATCGATATTCATCGACTCGTAGTTCTCCACGCGGTCGAGCTTCGCGTTTTCCTCGATAACGCGGCGGTGGCTCTCATCCATGAAGTAGATAGAGAGGTTTTCCAGCGTGGTGATCATCAGCGCATCCGGCGGGAAATACGGCACGCGCACCGCCGGCAGGTTGCCGATGCGTTTCTGGCTGACAATGACGTCAGCGGCCAGCAGGTCGCTGTTATCCTGCTGCTTATTGACCAGCGGGAAGTATTTGTCGGCCAGCAGCTGACGACCGCAGATAACCACCATGTCCGGGTTTTCCTGGTGCCACGGCGCAATCATGGTGTTGGTGGCATCCATGACCAGCGCGTCGAGGTTTTCATAGTCGCCGCCCTTGCCGACGCGGATCACGTCAGACACAACTTCACCGCTTTCAGCCGTGACCTTACCCATCACGCGCGCCGGTGCCTGGTTGCGGTACTTCTGAAGCCAGCCCACCGCCACATCCTGAAGCAGCGGGTTTTCAGCGCGGTTAGAGGTTGGCGCACGCTTCACGCCGTTAAAGCCGGCCATAATGAAATCGAGCGCCTGACGCTTGATGATGGCGTTGCGGATACGCAGCTGAAAATCCTGAAAACGCGCCCACAGGTCGAGGGTTTTGTAGCGCAGGTGAAAGTCGAAGTTAATCTGATCGCACTCGTACTGGTTGGACTCCAGCGCGGCGAAATCCCCGGTTTCGCGGGCATGGCCATTCGCGGTGTCTGCGGTGCTGGCGATGGAGCCGGTAACGCCGACGCCAATCTTTTCACCTTTGAGTTCGCTCACCGGCACGATGTTGATTTTCGTCAGAAACTCCGAGGATTCCTGCACGGTATCCATCAGGATTTGCGTGACCGACGGCTGCACGCTGAATTTTTTCGACACGTCGCCGACGTCGATACCGTTCAGCTCGGCAATACGGGAGAGGTAGGCATTAAATTTAAAGCGGGTTTCCTGGCGCATGGTTTTTCCTGTTGTCAGGTGAATTTACGGGTGTGCGTGCCGGCGCAGCCGGTCAGCAGTTGGTCGACAGCGAATCGCCTTCGCCGCCGGTTGCCTGCGTGCGGCGGGGCTGCGTAAAGCTCTCGGTATTGTCGAGCGAGTTTTTCAGGGCGGTGAACGCCTGGCTGGTCTGCGTGGTCTGGCTGGTCACGTCCCGCTTCAGCGCGCTGAAGGCGTTTTCCATCGCGGCGAGGCGCTGCTCGGTGGCGCTCAGATTTTCCTGAACGTGCTCGGTGACGGTAGTCACCGCTTCATGCACGTCTTTAAAGCGCGCATCGTCGCTCGCCTGCTTGCGGCCGAAGATGGCTTTCACCTTGTCGGTCAGCGCCGTGAAAACCGTCTCGGGCTGGTCTTCAAATTCCAGCTCCGCCAGGGTGGCGGCAGAAATCAGGTTTTCCGGGCTCGCTTTAAAACGATTAAGGGGACTGGATTTGGCGGTGCGGCAGAATTCGAGGTATTCGGTGCCGAGGCTTGCCGGATCGTCAGTCACGGCCAAGCCGACCAGATAACATTTGCCGCTGTTGGCAAAGTTCGGCTGGATTTCCATTGAGGTGTAAACCTTCTGGCCCTTGCCGACCATGTCGACCAGGTTGTCGAGCGGGGCGATTTTCGCAAACAGCGCCCATTTGCCGTTAAGCGCAGAATCGTCATTAATCTTTTCGGCTTTCAGCTCGACCACATCGCCATAGCGGTTAAAGACGCCCTCGGGCAGGATGCCGCGCAGGTGCTCCAGGTTGATGCGGCAACCATAGACGCGCGGATCAAAGCTCGCGGCCATTTCCTGAATGTCGCCGGCGCTGATGACGCGACCGTCGCAGGTGTCGCCCTCGACGCCGATACGAAAGAATTTTGAGACTTTTTTTGCCATTGTCAGGAGTCCTGATAGTGGGGTTACGGGTTCGGGGTTAGTTTCCCGGCGCCGCGTTTCCTTCGCTATCAATCCCGGATGGATAAGCCGCCACACAACAGCGCCTTAGCGAATCGCCGGGCGCGCTTAAGTAGCCTTGCCGTGTACCACTTACGGCGAGGCTTTCATGACCATCACCACCGACACCACGCTTTTAAACGACCCGCGACGACAGGCGGCGCTGCTCTACTGGCAGGGCTTTTCCGTGCCGCAAATCGCTGAGATGCTGAAAATCAAACGCCCCACCGTGCAGAGCTGGAAGCAGCGCGACGGATGGGATGCGACGGCGCCCATTCAGCGCGTCGAAAACACGCTTGAGGCGCGGCTGATTCAGCTTTATGCAAAGCCCGAGCTGACCGCGCACGACTTTAAGGTGGCGGATTTTCTCTCGCGTCAGATGGAGCGCCTTGCCAGGGTGAACCGCTATGGCCAGACCGGCAACGAGGCGGATTTAAACCCCAACGTGGCGAACCGCAACAAGGGCGACCGCCGCAAACCGAAAAAGAATTTCTTCAGCGAGGAGGCCATCGACAAGCTCAGGGAGATTTTTTTCGAGGAGTCTTTCGACTATCAGCTGCGCTGGCACAAGGCCGGGTTAGAGCACCGCATCCGCGACATTCTCAAATCGCGCCAGATTGGCGCCACGTTCTACTTTTCCCGCGAGGCGCTGCTGCGCGCGCTGGAAACCGGTCATAACCAGATATTTTTATCGGCCTCCAAAACGCAGGCGTATGTGTTTCGCGAGTACATCATCCAGTTTGCGCGCCGGGTGGATGTTGAGCTGTCAGGCGATCCGATTGTCATCGGCAACAACGGCGCGAAGCTGATTTTTCTCGGCACCAACTCCAACACCGCACAGAGCCATAACGGCGACCTGTATGTTGATGAGATTTTCTGGATACCCAATTTCCAGCGGCTGCGTAAGGTCGCCTCGGGCATGGCGTCGCAGAAACACCTGCGCTCGACCTATTTCTCGACGCCCTCCACCCTCGGGCATGGCGCGTTTCCTTTCTGGTCTGGCGAGCTGTTCAACAAGGGCCGCACCTCAGCAGATGAGCGCGTGGATATCGATATCAGCCACGCGGCGCTCGCCGGCGGCATGCTGTGCGGGGATGGTCAGTGGCGCCAGATTGTCACCATCGAGGACGCGCTCGCCGGCGGCTGCGACCTGTTCGACCTGGACGCGCTGAAGCGGGAAAACAGCGCCGAGGATTTCCGCAATCTCTTCATGTGTGAGTTCGTCGACGACAAAGCTTCGGTGTTTCCGTTCGAGGAGCTGCAACGCTGCATGGTCGACAGCCTGGAGGAGTGGGAAGACTTCTCGCCCTTCGCAGCGCGCCCGTTCGGTTCGCGTCCGGTGTGGATTGGCTACGATCCTTCGCATACCGGCGACTCCGCCGGCTGCGTGGTGCTGGCGCCGCCGGTTGTCTCGGGCGGCAAGTTCCGCATTCTGGAGCGCCACCAGTGGAAAGGCATGGACTTCGCCACCCAGGCGCAGGCCATCCGCGAGCTCACTGAAAAATACCAGGTCGAGTACATCGGCATCGATGCAACCGGCATCGGCCAGGGCGTGTTTCAGCTTGTGCGCGCCTTCTGGCCTGCCGCGCGCGAAATCCGTTACAGCCCGGAAGTCAAAACCGCGATGGTGCTGAAGGCAAAAGACACCATCAGCCGCGGCTGTCTGGAGTACGACGCCGGCGCCACGGATATCACACAGTCCTTTATGGCTATCCGCAAGACCATGACCAGCAGCGGGCGCAGCGCCACCTATGAGGCAAGCCGCAGCGAGGAAGCGAGTCATGCGGATGTTGCGTGGGCCACCATGCACGCCCTGTTAAACGAGCCGCTGACCGCCGGGAGCGGCCAGGCATCATCTTCAATTCTGGAGTTTTACTGATGAGTAAACGTAAAAACCGGCAGCGCGATAACCGCGCGGCCACGACCACCGCTGGCGGGCAAAAGATGGAGGCTTTCACGTTTGGCGAGCCGACGCCTGTACTCGACCGCCGCGATATTCTCGATTATGTCGAGTGCATCAGTAACGGCAAATGGTACGAGCCGCCCGTCAGCTTCGCGGGCCTGGCAAAAAGCCTGCGCGCCGCCGTACATCACAGCTCGCCGATTTACGTGAAGCGCAACATTCTGGCAAGCACGTTTATTCCGCACCCGCTGTTGTCACAGCAGGATTTCAGCCGCTTCGTGCTGGATTTTCTGGTGTTCGGAAACGCCTTTCTGGAAGCACGTAAAAGCGTGACCGGCAAAGTTATCAGGCTGGATGCCTCGCCGGCCAAATATACCCGGCGCGGCGTGGAGGAGGATGTTTACTGGTGGGTGCCGGGCTTTTCACAGCCGCAGCAGTTTGAACCGGGCTCGGTGTTTCACCTGCTAGAGCCGGATATCAACCAGGAGCTTTACGGGATGCCGGAATATCTCAGCGCGCTTAACTCGGCATGGCTTAATGAATCCGCGACGCTGTTCCGTCGCAAGTATTACCAGAACGGCGCGCACGCGGGGTACATCATGTACGTGACCGACGCGGCGCAGAGCAGCACCGACGTTGAGGCGATGCGCGATGCGATGCGCAGCTCGAAGGGGCTCGGCAATTTTAAGAACCTGTTTTTCTACGCGCCGAACGGCAAACCGGACGGGATTAAAATCGTGCCGTTAAGCGAGGTCGCCACCAGAGACGACTTTTTTAATATTAAAAAGGTGAGCGCGTCCGACATGCTCGATGCCCACCGAATCCCGTTTCAGCTCATGGGCGGCAAGCCGGAAAACGTCGGCAGCCTGGGCGATATCGAGAAGGTGGCAAAGGTCTTTGTGCGCAACGAGCTGATTCCGTTGCAGGACCGGATCAGGGAAGTGAACCACTGGGCAGGAATGGAAGTGATCCGCTTTAAAGCCTACTCGCTGGACGGCAGCAGCGATTAAAGCAGCCCGCCGAAAGGCGGCTTTTTCACACCCCGCCGCATACGTGCTCAGGCGCGCCACACACCCCGCATCAGTACGCACGCCTCATCACCCACCCCGACAGCGCAGCGCCTCACAGCGAGGCGCTGGCGCGCGTTATTTTAAATCGTGCACACCCCGCCGCGCGCAATGCTATCCCCGCCTCGCCTGCCCGCTTCATGGGGCGGTTTTAATGCAGGTGCATTACATTTACCAAAGCCCGTCAGACCTATAGAAGCAGCCTATAGATACCCTTCACAATGCCATGCAAATTCATGCAGTACAGGCATACATAACCCTAAGTTGCATCGCTAGCACAAAGTGACGAGAAAATTGTACCTTCACAAAGCGCGTCATAAAAATTCAAATCATAAAATCTTTAAATAAAAAAATACAAACCAATTCATTCTCATTTTACTTCATAACACTATTATAATTCTCTAAAGCCTTTCCGTTAGCTCGTGGAATATCAGTATTAGCTTTATAGCGAAGTTCATCTACCGTATGTAAAAAAGTACTTTGAAACAACATAAAATTTGTATAATCGCGAACTTCCTTTCTCACCTCATCAGCGGTCAATAGCTCTTGATTGTCGGATATTCGCAAAAGCCGTGCCAGATGAACATTTTTAAACTCAGATATTTTATCAAGAATAACTCGATTAAGATGCTCAACCTCAGCTTGAGTTTCACTAATCTCATCATCTTTTTCCCTGCACTTTTTATCAACCGTCAAGGTTGTCGAGCGCTCAGAGGTAAGAATACTAATTATCAAAACCAATAAATAAATGAATTTCTTATTATCATCCACAAACTGCTCTGAGACAAAGGTAGCTACCAGAGGTAAAACAATAGCGGTAAGAACTAACCTAACACCTTTAACCTCGATAAGTTTATCAATTTGTTTTCTTATCCATGAGCATCCGACATAGAATATAGCAAAAAAAGCAAGAGACACAATAAAACCAATGACAACATCATGTTGCTGGATAGTTTTATCCGTGTGCGCGGTCGTATCCACTAAATCCGTACTGTTATCAACATTCAAAGAATTATTAATTTTTGAAGTGATTTCCTTTTGATAGGGTTGGTTCTCAGACATTTCATTTCTCATCCACTTTCAAAAAACTTTCAGGAAACGCGGAAAGCAATGCCAGATTAGCCTTGATATTATCCTTTGTAATAACATTATCCATAAATAAAAACTCAGAGCAAAAAACTGCAACGTTTAATCTATCACTAACCCTATAACATTTAAAGCCAACGGATTTTGTATTAAAATTATAAACCAAAGAATTTAAATCACCTTTCAATTTATCAAGATGCTCGCTAAAATCAAAAAAATTAGCCAATCTGAAAGTATTAAATGATCTCGACTCAATAATACTAAAATAAAAATCCGCATCATTATAGCTAAATTTATATTCCCCCCACTCTCCAGGCTTTAAAGCATCAACTGTATTTACATGACTGACACCCTCTATAGACTTGAATAACGCCGGATAGTCCAGCGCACCGGGCTTTACACTCTTATTAACATAATTCGCTTTATTTTTTTTCATTTTATCTTTCATTTTAGTTGATTAACACTCGCATAAGTCACTAAATAAACCGTATCTACGGCAGATTTAAAGCATGAAACATGAACTAATTAAATTCCACACTGAAACAATGAATATTATTCACCCCCAAAACCTAAAAAACAGTTAAAAATTATATACGCAGCTCAAACGTAAATCAGCAACTTTTTTGAACAAAAATCTCATACAACAAAAAAACAATCATTAGTCAAATGCTGCTTAAACAAGCACACCCCTGGTCTGGCCAAAAATGAACCTCCCTCCAGCATAACCGAATGCATGTATCAGAGATACCGTGCTAATAACTGCATAATATACTTGGCATTTCAATAGTATGCATCTCAGCAGTGACATAGTAAATAGCCTTAATATTTAGAACTGGCTCAAGGTAACTTACGTAGTATAAAAAAAGCCAGACTAACGCCGATTGCGGTAAGAATTATTCCTGGCGCGCCCGGCGTTAACTCAATGCATCCAGCTATCGTCATCCCAGACCTACTGTAAAATTTCCATAACGTGCTTTTCATCCGCGCTCAACCTGAAGCCACTTAACCCCGGTCGCCAGCACTACTTTTGCGGATGCATTTCCGCTTCCTCGTTACCGCGAAGAGTCATCTATGGAGCAGGCATAATCATGGTTGCGGATTTTTGCCATCAGATCATCGGTAAGCTCAGAAACCCACTGGATAGCGAGCCGCTTTTCTTCATCGTTGCAGTCGCTGGCCGCTACCAGTTTCATAAAAAAATCAATACGCTGAAGTTTTACCGACTCCCAGAAACACTCTTGCATTTTCCCTCCTGACATCAACTACTGAACAAAATACTGTATATAAATACAGTATATAACACTCAGGAAGTTGTAAACCTTTTTCCGGTTTCAAGAGGATGATTCTGATGTAATTTTTAAGCGCAACTATCGCGAATCATGAGTTAGTGCATGCATTAGCCAACCGCTCTGATAGCGTTAAATTTCGCTAAAACCCGCTCCGCTCTCGCCTTATATTGGGCCTCACGAAGTACAGGCTTAGGCATGCGCGCCGCAAAGATTTCACCAGAACCCGCCCCCCTGCACCATTTCCCGTTAATGCACATCTTCGCCCCGCTCATAAGCGACAGGGCTTGCCCTCGGCTAAGGGTTTCACCGGTTAAAAGCTGGATCTCGTCTATTGTCCTGGCGATGCCTGCCGCGTTCTTTGCGGTGGCATGATTAAACGTTCGCCGTTTCACCGCTTCTCTTTGCCTCAACCGGTCAGTCAGTTGACGGCGTTCGCGGCGAGTTAATGGCCGGGTGAGATCAACCGGCGTCCTTTCTGCAGGATCTGGCACGGCCTCCGGCGTACAGTTATTGACAGAACTCCGAGAGGGCGCAGAAGCGCCCTTAACTTCAAAACCTTCGGCCTGCGGCCGTTTAGCAACAATCTTCCACTGCGTGAGCCGCGTAATAATGGGCGTGCACTCGCCGACTTCTTTGTCGTAAACCCCACGAATGCGCACACACTCTTCGCCGTATTCGTTAACCGCATCGGTGCTTTCGTACCAGGTGCGCACCTGAAGCTCATCACGGCGCACAAACGGGCCGCCCTGGGCGTTAACGTAGCCTGCCCAGTCGCCCGCATCAGCGGCATCATGTACAAGCGCAAACTCCACGCTAAGCCCTTTCGCCGTTTCAGCGTCGGCCATCCGGCGCAGCTCGCGGTAAACCGTCACCGGTGCGCCGCCCACAAACTGAAACTGACGAATACGCCAGCGTGCCGCCCAGGCCGATACCGCCGGCGCGGTTTCCTTGAGCATTTCGCCGCTCTCGTCGTCGCGTTCATCATCAAGCGCGTAACCGTCGATATTTTTGCTGATGTATTTCGCCACGTAGCCGGTGGCGCTGCCCTTGTCCGGGTCGATAGTTTCAGCGTGAAAACGGGCCTTGCGGGCCTTCTCGCTTTTAAGCTCGTGATGGTCTTCTTCACGGGCATAGCGGGAAATTACGGCACGCACGCGGTCGACATCTTCCGGCAGCATAAACATAAGCATGTGCCAGTGTGGCGTGGCGTCGTGGTGCGGCTCGGCGACGCGAATACCAAATATGCGAATATCGTCACGGTGCAGCTTCGCGCGAATACGCGCCCACAGCCCGGTTAAATAGCGCTGTGTGTCCGCCGGGCTTGCGCCGTTCCATTTGGTGTTACGGTAGCCGGCCTTTGTGGTGGCGTGGAATTTAGACGGGGCGGTCAGCGTGTAGAACTCGCCAACATAGCCGAGTTCGTTACAGATATTTTCGAAGCCGCGGATGCGGGTCATCAGCTCGCAACGGCGGATCGCCGGGTTCGCGACGCTACCGTCGTATTTTTCGATAAGGCTGATGCGGTTGCCTTCTTCATCTTCCAGCTCCATTCCCTTGAGAAATTCGCGGGTGCGGTGCTTCTGTTCGCGCCAGTCACTCACACAGCTTTTGCTGGCATACGCGCTGCGCTTTTTGCTGACGTTTCCGAGCGCGATGTGCAGATGCTCGCGCCATTCTGCGGCGACGCGGCGAAGGCGGCCTTTCCACCATTTTTCGGTCGCCATGCGCAGCACTGCCGGCCCCACATCTTCGGCGGTTACATATTTTGTGGTGATTTTTTCCCACAGGGGCGGGGCGTTTTTAAAGTGGCGGGTGATACGCGCGGCGCACATGTACGAGGCGTGCAGCGCCTTTAACTCGCTGCCCTCCTGGATTTCAACGGTGCCTAATTCAGCAACGATAAAATTGGCGATATCGCTGGCAAGCAAATCGATATCGGCTTTCGACATATCGGACAGGTGGTTATAACGCGCGGTCATATTCACAAGCCGGGTTATCAGGTAACGGGCTGACACATCATCATCCCGTCCATCAAAAACCGGCAGGGCCACATCTGGTGAAATGGCCTCGATACGATATTTCGCTGCAACCAGTTCAAGGCGCGGTAATGCCCTCCGGGTGAAATTCACCAGAAAGGCATTAGCTCGCTGAACATCGTGTTCGCGCTCCAGCTCGTCGGCGCGACGGCGCACACCGTAACGCACCAGGTCAGGCTGCTTTTCCAGCTCGTTCCGCGCATGCAGCAGCGCCGCAATCATCCGATCGCGGCGGCGCTCCTGTTCATAGGTCAGATATGGGCTGGCGATGGCCTCGCGTGGCGCGTTCCATGCGTGCAAAAATTCCGGCACCGTCACACCCCGTCACGCAGTGGCTTACTGTTGCCCGGCCTCATACGGCGCCCCGGTAATGCGCGGATTTCAGCTCTGATATTTCCTGGCAGGTCACACAAAGCTCAACACCCGGTAATGCAGCGCGGCGTGCTTCAGGGATAGGCCCGCTGCATGATTCGCAGAGGAAACGAGAAGGCGCAGCCTGCCGGCTGCGCGCTTTGTTAATATGGCGCTCGCGTTCTTCCTCGACGCGCTGCTGTACAAGATCCATTGCATCGGCCATCAGTGCAGCTCCTGCGCTTCGCTGACAATCTTCACCGCCTCATCGCGCAGCAGCTCGGCGGCCTCGGTGCTGGACAACCGACCATTTGCAATGTGATCGGCCAGATTATCGAGGCGGGAGGCCATTACATCAGCGCGACCGCGCCGCTCATCCAGACGTGCCTCGGCCAGCATCGAAACCAGCCCTGCATCGTCTGGGCCGGTTTGAGTTTTACGTGTCTGTATATTACGCATATTGCTTTCTCCTGAATTCGGGCAAAAAAATGCCCGGCGGGTTTACGCCATTTATTTCTCTACGGGTTATTTACTCGGGTAATACAGCTTCATGCAGTGAGAAACGGCGCGGCAGAATATCGCCCCATCGCGTTATTTCATTCATCGCCCTGATAAGCATTAAACGGCGAGGCTGGTCGAAATATTCAAACGGCTTTCCGACCTCATCGCTTTTGAATGTTCCCGGTTCCATGCGGTTAGCCAGCGTCATCACGACAAACTTAAAGTTATCGTCAAGCTTATTGAAATTACGCAGTGCACCGTTTTGCGTCGCCTTTAACTGATGATGAAACCGTGCAAAACATTCCATGCCGGTCATTTTCTCCGGTCGGTTTTTTTCACAACGGGCATTATTAAACGGCTGCGCACCTGGCTTAATTGGTGCTGATATGGTGTTTGGGTTCATACCGACTCCAGAAAAAGTTTTATCCGGCTCACCAGTGAAGGTTTAGCGCTGTTGCGCAGGCTGTTTAATAATGCCGACTGATCGCGGCTCGGGTGCCAGCGCTGACCTTTTTCACCGACTATCCAGCCATGTCCGTAATGCATGGACGGGCTTTGTTTTTTTAACAGTGAAGCAAATGAGGGCTCCATACCTCACCTCACATCAGGCCAAACGTGGCGCCAATGCCGCTAACGGTGTCAACAGCACTTGCGACGGCCGGGCTTCCCTGTATGCGATGCTGAACTGCGAGAGCCGCGAGGAATAAGCAGCGAATCCCCGTGTTAACATTCGTTACCAGTGAGCTTTTGCGACATTGGGTCATGTGCTCAGAAGAAATGGCCCCGGCAGCCAACTGCCCCACCTCTGCTGTTGCTTTCATGACATAGACGGGCAGCTTTTCAGTTGCCAGCTCGTTAACCGGCACGCAAGGCATGCAATGCATTTGCGCGAGAAAACCGTCAACCAACGTCGAGTCTTCCGTGATATCGGTCAGCAACATAATTTCTTTCGCCGTCAACTCATGCGGCTGTTCAGGGTTGAGCTTATTGGTTAGCGTCTGCGGTTTTATACCGGCCTTTTTTGCCAGGCTGGTAACGTTATGGCGTGAAGCAAAAGCGCGGCATGCTTCGTCATAATGCGGATGTATGGAAACGCGAAAATCAAACATGCTGTAAATCCTTTTATGTCTCAAAATGGGACCTGTTACCCAACAACAATTCTGAAGTTAGAGTGACCTAAGGATTCGCGTACCTGATCTGCCTTATAAGCAAGATAACGAATACGCACATGATCTTTATTTTTTATCTTTGGAACTATGTACTTAGCCAGTTTCCCATGATGGATTTTTTGATACACCGAGCCACGGGAGATACCTTCCCATTCTGCGAACTCGGCAGGCGTCGCAAACTCTTTAAGTACACAAATTGATATATCAGTGCTCATAAGGCAGTATCTCTTAGTTTTGTTCCGTTTTATCTCGTTTTATAAAGTTAAGGTTTGTTTTTCAAACCTTGAGTGGATACTAAGATCGCATTTTGTAAACGTCAAGGGTTTTGATTATGAGATCTATCAAGGTTGGCAACGACAGCGGTGGCCGGGATGCGATTAACCGGCTTATCAAAGCTTATAACTTCAGCTCCCGACAGCAGCTTTGTGACCATCTGTCGGTGTCTAAAAGCACTATGGCAAACAGATACTTAAGGGATAGCTTCCCTGCGGAATGGGTGATTCAGTGCGCCCTTGAGACAGGAGTCTCGCTGCTTTGGTTAGCGACTGGGCAAGGAGATAAATCAGACAAAGAACCAAGTACTGATTATGTGAACTCGTTTGATATCAAAAACCTTTCAGAAGTGGTTGCTCCTGAAATTGACAAGGTTAAGTTGCACGGTGGAGCTTTGGTTGAGGATGGCAAGGTCATTCTGGATAGCAGCCTGATTCCAAAAGATATTATCGATCCGCTGCTGGTTAGTGCCGAAGATAGTTTTTACTTAATTGACCATAGCGTAACGCCGCCGATTAATGGTCTGTGGCTCGTTGATATCGACGGTATCAAGAGCATTGCTAAACTCACTCGCCTGCCTGGTAACCGTTTAGTTGTTACTCAGGGAGAATCTTCATTTGAATGCTCACTGAATGAAATCGATGTCATGGGCCGAGCGGTCAGGATGATTAAGAGCATTTGAGATGACTGTAAGAAAGCAATCTAACGGGAAATGGTTGTGCGAATGCTATCCGAACGGACGCGAAGGTAAGCGTGTCCGTAAGCAGTTTGCGACAAAAGGCGAAGCTATAGCGTTTGAAAACTTCACTATGGATGAAGTGAATAAAAAACCATGGTTAGGAGAGAAAGAAGATCGCCGTCGTCTATCTGAAGTGATTGAACAATGGCATTCGCTGTACGGGCAGACACTTGCAGACCCTAAGCGCCTGATGGCTAAACTAAGCATCATATGTAACGGCCTCGGCAATCCGATAGCTTCAGAGCTAACTGCCGGCGACTTTACTAAATACAGAGAGGCGCGGCTTAAAGGGGAAGTAAGAAGCGAGGATGGGACGTTAATGTCGCCCGTAAAACCTCGGACGGTAAACCTTGAGCAACGCAACCTATCTTCTGTTTTTGGCACACTGAAAAAGCTCGGTCACTGGTCAGCCCCTAACCCGCTCGCCGGGCTGCCAACGTTTAAAATCGCAGAGGGGGAACTGGCGTTCCTTGCCCCGGACGAAATTAAACGCCTGCTTGATGCCTGCGCAGATTCTCAGAGCCCTAGCCTGCTGATGATTGCAAAAGTATGCCTGGCTACTGGCGCGCGGTGGAGTGAAGCTGAAAACTTGCAGGGTCATCAGTTATCGAAATACCGAATCACCTACACCAAGACCAAAGGCAAGAAAAACCGAACCGTACCGATATCTAAGGATCTGTATAAAGAACTCCCCAAAAACAGGGGGAAGTTATTCACGCCATGCAGAAAGGCTTTTGAGCGTGCAGTGAAGCGGGCTGGTATCGACTTGCCAGAGGGACAATGCACCCACGTACTGCGCCATACGTTCGCGAGTCATTTTATGATGAACGGTGGAAACATCCTTGTTTTAAGAGATATTTTAGGGCATTCAGATATCAAGATGACCATGATATATGCTCATTTTTCACCAGACCATCTTGAAGATGCTGTTAGTAAAAACCCATTGAATTTTATATGAACAAATTTACTCTAATAAGTAATCAAGCTCATCCTTCATAGGTATAACTTGCTCATAAAGTCTATGATAGGATTTCCCTATAGCCCCACGAAATTGAATTAGTTTTGGAGGGGCGCTGCCAATATTTATAATATGCTCTTGCGTAATACCGGGATAGGGATCAATAAATACAATTTCAGAGATACCGAGTTGATATGCTTTTTTAGCACAGAGTTCACAAGGGCTTGCTGTTGTATATAGTTTCCCGCCTAATATGCCAGAACTGCCATATTTAGCCAGTTGCAAAAACGCATTTTCTTCAGCGTGTAATGCTCGTGTATGAACCTGGTTGCCCTTTTTATCAATACTATTATGGATATCTTTAAAACAGTAAGCTATATTCCTTCCTGAAAAAACAGTATCATCTGGATCAATTGACTTAAATTTTAACAATCGCTCTTTCGCTTTCTCTCTAAACTTTTCGTTATTCCTTTCATAAGAACTATACTTATTAGCATCAAAGTCATTCATTAACCCCTTAAGCGACCTCATTGAACAAGGAACTTGCCCTTTAGCTACGTCATTCCACCCTACTGATTTTAAAGAATTATCCCTATCAGTAACTACTGCCCCTACTTGTCTGGATATACATCCTGAATTTAATTTAACAGTATATGCTACCTGCATTACCCTTTCCATTGCAGTCGGGGTTATCAAGCCAGGATGTTTCATTAGTGCAAAATACCAAGCTATTTGGGCTTTTAAAATGTTATTATTATCATATTCATTTTTTGGATTAAATATATGAATATCAGAAATTTCTATACATTTTTTTATGTTAGGGTTAGTGAGATGTTTATAGTCATTTTCACTTTTTCCAGATTCAACATCCTCAATTTTCTTTATCTGATCCGGTGAGAATTTATGTAACTTTTGTAAGTATTTAGTTCTATGCTCATCTGGAGCGTTTATAGATATTAAATGGAAAGCAGCATATCTATCTTTAAAGAATTTTGCTTCGTAAGGATTTCTAATTGCATCAATGACGATAAATGCTTTTCCTCTTTTATTTTTCCTAATTAATTTTATTACCCGATTTATGGTTTCAGGAAGATGGAAAACTGATCTAGGATTAAATTCCTTATACTCAAATCCTTCCTCTATTTTACCTAATCTTCTTATAGAGTTACCTGCAGCCTGATAAGTCGAAACGTAGAGGCTACTATCTATTTTATTTAATTCAATTTTAAAATCCTTAGTAAACTTTCTTACTAAAGTAAGTATACTTATAAATTTATTAACATTGTTGTCCTCTAGATCCATTTCATTTTCATGATCTAACAACTTTTCTATAACACTCATAAAATTACTTTTAAGACGGTTATTTGAAAAAACCCCGTTTAAAATCGATGTCTGTATTATACTTTTATCAACATTTTTCTCAGATGAGAGTGATATAAAATTCGTAATTTGATAAGGATCCAACATTAAAAGATAAACAGATATTAGGTCGCTTACCTTTATCGAATAAAAGTTATCCCAATGTTTTTCGGTAAAACTTTTAACTATTTGATATCTTTCAATATCTAAGCCCTCATAAAATCCAGTAAGCTTATCCACGTCAGGAAATAATGGTTTTTTATCTTCTAGTATATTTGCAGTGGTAGTACAACCCGAACCAGTCCTTCCGGTTAGACCAACTAAAATAAATTGGCCGTTTTCTAAAAAAAGCTCACTTACAAACTTTTGTTCTTTCATGCTTTTTCTCACATTAAAGTTAGGTAAGACACCCAAAAAACATTAATATTATTTATGAAAATAAATAACAAAACAAGTATTAGAAGAAAAAATATAAGACTAATCCTAATGAACAAATATGGCGACATAATGGCGGCATAACAATAAAAATGTATAAAATGCGATATGACAAGATAAAAGTAAGTGAATGATTAATATAATAAATTACTGTTTTTTAACATATAAAAATAGTATGTAGGAATTTCGGACGCGGGTTCAACTCCCGCCAGCTCCACCAAACCTAACGGCTTGATTCTCTTAGAGATTCAGGCCGTTTTTCTTTGGGCATGTGGCACAACTGTGACTCAGGAGTGTACCATATGCCGTCCAACAGCATCCCCCATTACCTCTATAAGCGTAACCACACATGGTGGTTCAGAAAGCGTTTCGTATCTCAGGGCAATGCAATCGAGTACAGGCTGAGCCTGCAAACAGCAAGCTTTCAGCGTGCCCGGCTTCTTGCCCTACGTTTACAGACACTTTGCCAACAGCTGGTTGCTTCTTTGGGGGCCCCCAAGAAACAGAAGAATGGCGTGATGGAAAAATCAGCACAAGAGCAAATCAGAGCAAAACTTCGAGCAAAAATTGCCGAATGGACCGCCGAGGAAACAGAACATTGGTTCTGCGGCGCTACACGTAATGAAGGCGATCTGAACGATTATCTTGAGACATTAGATATGGTTGTCTCTGATTTGAAAGAACGCATCGCTTACGATGACAAACCATCTCTGCACCGGGTCGAAGCAAGTGCCGTTCTGGACGAACTGCCACACCTCAAAGCTACTCTCAGTGAATACGATTACCAGGTCATTGCTCGCATGGTGGCACAAGCCAAGGTCAAATCCTTGCAGGATACCAGAGCAATTATTCTTGGTGGGGATGCTGACTGGCTTACAACTAGCCCAGTTTCCTCACAAGAGACGTCCCGCTCTGATGTTCATTTTCTTTCAGATATGATCAGCAAGTACCAAGCCGAGAACGCAAGCAAAGAGCACTCGCAGAAAAGTCAGGACAAATATGCTCACTCGCTCGCACTGACCTTCAGCTTCTTCGGCAACGTGCCCATTTCGGAGATCTCATTATCCAGCGGTAGAGAGTTTCGTGAGTTACTTGCCTCATTACCTGAGAAACTCAAAGCCAAAGAAATGCTCGAAACTCCACTACTTGAGCTTATTTCTAAGAAAAAGGCTACCAAAACTATCGCAACGGCTACGGCTAACGATCACCTTGAAAAAGTACGCCGCTTCTTTCAATGGATGCTAGATACAGGGTATCTGCCTGATGACAATCCCATACCGAAAGAACCATTACCCGAGCCAAAGCAGAGCAACAAGGCAGCGAGACATGCGATTTCTGACGAAGATGCAGTAAAAGTGTTTAATCATCAGATCTTTACTGAGCATCGAGGCCTTGTGACCAAAAAAATTCAACATCCACATCACTTCTGGCTTCCTTTACTCTGCCTCTTTACAGGCATTCGCCCGAACGAGGCATGCTTACTGTATGTCGATGACATCGAGCTGGTGGGAAAGGCGTGGTGTATCCGCATTGATAAGCGTTTTGATGAACAAAAGTTAAAAACGCCCAACGCCTTACGCTATATCCCTCTACATAAGTGTTTACTGGAAATTGGCTTTGTGAAATATGTACATGATCTCCGCTCTTTGGTTGGTGGAAACAGCCGATTATTCCCAGAGATTAAGGCGATCAAAGGCTACCACTCACATAAACCCGGAGAGTGGTTTAACCGTAACATTCGCGACAAGCAGGGCCTAGATCCGAGTTCAACTCTTTATACCTTCAGACACGCTTTTCGCGACAAGTTAGTAATGCTGAACGCAACTGATGAATACTTAAACCGTTTAATGGGACATAAAGGTAGCCCCTACGGAAGCTCCCTGTTGACGGATGTTACTTGTATGAAGGAGCTCATTGATAGGATTGACTTTGCAGGCATTGTCCAAGGTATTAAACCTTATGCAAGCTTACAGGACTTCCGTAACGTAGCAGGGAGAGCGAAATGATGATCTTTAATCGTCGTTTTATGCCTTTAGACAGTTCACTTCCGCATCATGGTATGTTCCGTCAAACGGAGGACGATGAATGGCAAGTTAATCTCTATATGCTGTTCAAAAAACTGCCCAAACCGCGGGGTTCGAGAGCCATTTGGTATAAAACTAGCCAAAATATGGTTCATAAACTACCGTGGGAAATGTTTAACAGAGAAATTCGTGAGATTGGTGCTGTTTTCCATGACAAAATTGATAAGAACACCTGGATTTCAGTCCGTTCGGCCCTCGTGTTACTGACCTATGGCTCTCGAAATCACAAACATCTTGAGTTAGTACAATGGGTTGAGCGATACACCGGGGTCAATCTCCCTCGACTCAAAGGTTTAAGTCGTAGAGAGACAGTCTTTGGTCAAAAACTCCTTGAATTCATTGAAAAAGAGCTAGTTGACATCACGTATGGTGACTATGAATTGCAAACTCAGTGCCGCATGTGCAACGGGAAATACTATGTCGATTTCACAGTAAAGCATTACTGGAACGGTAACGAAGATAGCACCAAATTCCACCTTTATCTGATTGAATTTGATGAAGAAGAACACGAACACTTCCAAAACAAACTAGCCGATTTAGCTAGGGACTCAGAAATCAAAAAACAGGAGCCGAAAGCAACTATCATCAGGGTGAAACACGACGAATGTGATGACTGGTTTGATCTTGTACGTTACAACAATGGGCTAATAGGTTTTGAACAAGCTCTTTTATTGGGAATTTCTGCTGCCAGCCGTAATGTAGATAAGGACAGAATCATCATTGATTCAAAATCTGCCAAAAATGCTTATGACGACTTCCTGAACCGAAGTGCCTGGTTGCTTTCCTATGAGAAACAGCCGTTGAGAGGGATCGAGGAAGCTGCTAAGCGATGTGGAATCCATTATGAAAAAGCACGTTCAAATACAAGCAGGCAGTTGAGATTATCACTAGAGTCGTTCAGCTCTAAACTCTACCGCTGGTTACCTGATAGCTCAGCCGAATACGTCCTTCAAAACCTGAAACCAGACTGACGTTTAAGAAAAGTTACATCGAAATGTTGATGCGGTGGGGGATTGCGGTGTGTTCAAACGCCGTAACCCCCGAAACTTACCGCAACACAGCCCTATAGCCTCTATAAATGTATAGGGATTCAGTTGTCCGAGGTGATTTATTTCAACGTAATGACTGACCACATCAGCCTTTTTGACAGATCCAAGGCTATCGAAAAAGTGTCACGCTGCATGATCAACACTCTTTTCTCTCGCCGGTATAAGCATCGTGTTAACAACCTACAGGAGACACTATGTTTATACGTGATGTAATCATCCCGGCACTCATAACTGGCTTGCTTGCCTTTGCCACAACATTACTTGAATCAATCATCAAAATGTTCACACCAACGGACATTTCCACGATCTAACCAACCACTTTCCCCCTACCAATAACCATGCCCTAAAGATCTGCCACCGCTGTAACGGTGGAATGCCTCACACGCCCCTACCACCGAGTCATTCTGGCATTTTGGCAGGTCTTTGCATCCTAGCATGGCCTATTGGCAGGATAAGGAGTTCATATGGCTACAGTTGGCTACGCCCGTGTGTCCACTACCGGGCAAAGTCTGGATACACAACTCGAAGCTCTATCCGGCTGCGAAAAAATATTCAGGGAGAAAATCAGCGGGGCAAAAGATGACCGTCCAGAACTACAGGCAATGCTGGAGTATGTTCGTGAGGGCGATGAAGTTCAGGTAACAAAACTAGATCGCCTTGCCCGTAATACCCGCCATCTACTGGAAATCTCGGAATACCTTCAGGGTAAAGGAGTGGCTCTGAATATCCTTAATATTGGCATCAACACAGCTACACCTACTGGAAAGCTGATGCTGACGATGATCGGGGCTATCGCCACGTTTGAGCGTGAAATGATGCTGGAACGTCAGGCCGAGGGGATAGCTCTGGCAAAGCTCAAGGGCAAGTACAAAGGCAGAAAAGCGACCGCTAGAAGTAAAGCTCAAGAAGTCATCGATTTGGTCGAAAAAGGTATTAGCAAGCCGGAGATATCCCGTCAGTTGGGAATCGGTATCACCAGCATTTATCGCATCATCCGCTCTAATCGGCCTGATCTACTGGAGAACAACCATTGAGAAGACTAAAAGCATGCTTCCTTCTCGCTCTACTACATAGCGTTAATACCTTGGCAGCCCCGCCAAATGTGTGGCTACGGTGTGCTAATGGCGTTCACGTAACCATCAAAGATTATGTGTTGTCGGCAGAAGGAGTTATTACGCTGCCCTTTGAACGAACTGAAAACGAAACTGATGATCAAATTGACCTTATCTTCGCTGATACCCGCACCGAAGCGAAGATAAGAATTCAGTACGCTGGTCCAAAATTCTTCCTGAAAGATACCGATGGAAGCTGGTCCCCCTGCAAAGCAACCAAAATTCCATAACATAAATCACAGCCGGTCAACGATATGAAATTTATCCCACAAATTACAGTATGTGCATTTCTACTCACAGCAACCAACTATGCGAACGCATCCTCTTTCGAGGAGAATGTTGTCAAGCTAAGTTGCCCCAATTTGATGAATGGCACCCTCCATCTAAACCACACTTGGGATGACGGTTATCTCACAGCTGATGGTGTTGGCACACTGGCCCTGCAATCATATGAACAGATCGACAGCGAAGGCGCTATCCTCACATTCAGTAACGGCAATGTCAGAGCCAAAATTCTTCCTAAAGTGCAGAACAACTTAATCCAGTTCTTCCTGTGGGATAAGGGCAACTGGCATCCTTGTAGTTATAAGTAGAGTTGTTCAATCAACGAATTCAGCTTCCTGTTAGGGAGTTGAATTCGTACCCTAAAACCCATAATCATTTTCACTCACATTTCGAAACATATCCCCCTCTTCGCTATTGCTAACCACATGAATCTGATCATAAAATGATCCTGCTAGTACCTAGGAGAGAGCTCCTCGCAAAAGCTTGATGGTCTGCTTGTCAGCCATCGTGGAGGCTTCGGCCTCTATTCTCTCCCCACACGACGCATGCCACACGTTCTCAATGTTCCAACGTTACGATGCTAACGCATCACCAACGCTCTGGTACTTGCTGTGACAGTTGGTATTGCCGGGATTGTGGCGAGGGGACGTCACTGAGTGACGTCGAAAACTGGGGTTAATTGCTGAACATCTCTTATTCCTGTCAGTTCAGGCGAGGCCGGTAACCATAGTGGTAACCGGGAACTGAGAAGGAGATGTATTATGGGTCGAAAGACACGTAAAAAATGCCAGGCTAGTGTTCAGCAAACGTTTTGTGTGAGTGAAGAGTTAAAGAAAAACCTTAAAGGCTTAGGCATGTTTTTCTTAAGCTGTGTTGCCAACGAGGCTTTCACAGCGATTATTCACTCTGATACTGTTGCCTTCATCTTAGCTTCCATCAAGGGATTCCTGTAA